ATGATGAGAATTGTCTAGTAGGAGTTCTTACTCCTGCCATAATTGGGGTTGGTAGAGATATATAAAATTGAGATATAGCATTATAAAATTCTCTAATGAACTTCATACGTCTACCATTATACTTAGCAAACAATGTCATAGCAATCATAATATATAATACTTGTGGTGTTTCATATAGTGTACCATCTGTTCTATTTTGAACTAGATATTTTGACCTCATTTGTTCCATACCAGCATAAGTGAATTCATCATCCCTAGAATGATTAACTATATTATTGTTTATATAATCTATTTCAGCCTCTGAATATTTATTTAATATATCTGAATCATAGACACCGGCTGCAATATTATGATTTATAATATCAATAAGAGGCCAAGGGTCTTTATCACCATACACTAATTTTTTAAGCTTATAATTAATAAGCCTTGCTGCTACAGTTTGATAGTTAGGTGTTGCCTCAGTTATTAATTCAGCTGAGGATTTGATAAGAAGGTCATGAATCTTTACAGATTCCATTGCCTCATATACTTGAACGTTAGCACGCATCTCAATTTCAGAAACGGATACGCCGACTAAATCATTACAAGCCCAGTCAAGTACACGGTGGATTTTATTAATATTAAACGGTTCAGTTTCGCCTGACCGCTTTGTCACAAAAATAGACGTCATGTCACTCCAATTAAGTTATGTATTACAGTATGTTACTAACAGATATAAAAATATTTTCTTTTGTTTTATATATAGGGACACCTGCAAAATAATCTACAGGCTCAATAGAATCTAAATTAACAATACTTCCTTTTGTATAATCAAAAATATCATGATTTAGTATGTGTTGACCTTCTTGAAGTTCTTTATGTTCCTCATTAAGGTCAATGGTTGTGTCATAACCTAATTCTTCTAGTACTTTTAAGATATCTTCTTCTTCCATACCAGTTTCTTCCTTTAATAGGTAGAGCGCAGCGGCATATGATTTTATCCTTGAGCTACCAAATGGTATTTTTTCTAGAATTCTTTTTATATTAAAGACTAATCTATGAAAGACAGTATAAACTTTCTTTTGAGCATTTGTCTGGTCTTTTATTTTAACTAATAACTTGCCTTTGTTATCAATCACACCTTCATCAAATGCCTCGGTATCACTCCATTTAGTTACAAGTAAGCGAATAAATTTATATGTAATAAATAAATCTACTGCGCTTTCTTTAATATATTCTGCCATTTATAATTTCCTTAATACATCTATAACGGTCGAGTCTAATGGGACCTCAACATAATCTTCTTCTGGTAAATAATTTAAATATACCAAAAAGGTTTTAACAATACTTTGCAAAGTATCATCTGTCTTAGACATTAATATTTCTGCACATACATCAGGTCCTAAAACATTACCCAATATAATAATATGATTTAATATTAACCGTTCTTTTAAATCATCATCCCGATAGTATCTATTAATTAAGCGATTGATATACTTAAATCTAGATATATCCTCTTTAAAATCCTCAGTTGTTGCCCACTTATCTCTTTGGTAATGCTTTGCAGCATATAACTCGAAGTTATTTTTACTTAATTCCATAATATATATTTATGTTTATTTTTTAACGAACGCTTTTAATTGTTGTAATAATGTTTTTTTACTTTTACGTTTATCCAATTCAATTCCAACTGTTCTTCCATACTCTTCTAAGTCATCCTTTGAGGACCTATTGGAATATGATTTAGCTTCATCAACTTTTTTCTTCTTTGGTTTCTTCTTAACACCATTGAATTTATCTTGCTCTTCTTGAGTTAATGCAGCCGCGACCAATCTTTCTCCAGTCGGACTTAAAATACCTCCGGCATCAGCTGTTCCAGTTGATAACCAACCTACTCTTTCTAGTGGCATATCTTTCTCCTATGTAGTAATAATATCTGAAAGCCAGAAGTTTTTAAATCTTCCATCCCCTTTCAGTTTCACCTCAACGTGATTGCTCCCTAGTTTATTGATTGTACCTTTTTGTCCATCATTAGTTACTACGTCATCATTCACATTAAATAATTTGCCAGCTGCATACTTCTCACGAAGTTTTGAAACTGGACTTAATTTGATATCTTGTCTAAAAGATTTCTCTTCTTTTAAACCCATACCAGCTCGGACTGCATTCATAAGTCCCTTGGCATCTTTAAATCTATTTGGTAGACCGCTAGTAAATGCAGCAAGGTCATTTTTAGATGCAGCATCTCTCATCTTAGAGGCTGACATACCATCTGCACCATCAGCATCTGGGTCTCTTTCACCTGCACTTATAACTTTTATAGATGCAAATTCATAAAAACCATGTTTAGCTTTAATACCATTCCACTTATTAATTAACTTGTCAAATTCTGTTACTCTATCTGAGCCAACAAATAATTCTAAATTCTTATATCCATCATTATGAGCAGTTACTAGTGCATCCCAAATCACTTTAACTTTTCTATCCATAAGAATATGTCTAGCATGCTTAGGAAATACCTTACGCATGTATTTAACTTTAGTCTTCCATTCTAATGGATTCTTATTCTTATCTTGGGATTGGGTTGCATACACTCTATGGTCACCACTACCTTTAGCCATACTTGCATCTAAAAGTTTTTCATGTCCTATTGTTGGAGGATTGAAACGACCAAAGTTAATAGTCACGGTTATCTCCGCGGCTTCTCCTAGGTAGTGTTCCTTAAATGTATATAAATTACTCATTACCAATTAGCATTTTTATATTTAGTTTTACCGTCAATTCTTACAATACCAGCATCTTCAGCTGAACGAGAAGAATACAGACCGCCAATTACTAAATCATCATAGAATTTTTCCATTGATGCCACAAATCTTTTATCAACTCCAGATTTCTTTAATGTTTCATATGCTTTACGGAATTCTCCAAGGCCTTTAATAGACATCTTTTCATTCCATTTTTCTTTTAATTCTATTGCTTCTTGCATTTCTTGTAATGCTGCTTGTACATTTATTGCCATTATCTTATCCCCGCTATTTTTTTGAGTGCATTTTTCATTATTTTATCATCATCAAAGTCAAGGTATACTGCAACATGGTCTTTACGTTTCATCATACGAAACTTAACACCTTTACCTTCGGGGCCACGCTTCATTAGACCCTTAACAGCTTTTTGAATTTCTTTTGCGCTGGCAGCATCTGTTTTAACAATTGCACGTGGTTTATCAAGTTTATGTGCATCACCACCATAACTACCACCAATTTCTGTAGGTAATTTAATATTAAATTTGCCAACTTTAGTTTCACCTGGCGCAGCAGCTTTACTTTTATCGCGTGGAATAGGTGAAAGTTTAGCTTTATAAATAGCTTTCTTTAAGTCACCCATTGTTTCATTACCATCACCTTTAACAGATATTACAACATCATTACCTATAATTAAATCAACATCATCCCAATATAAACTTCTACCACCTAAGATTTTTTTTACTTTACGATCTTTTTTAAGATATCTATTTGTTTGAAGTTCACCCATTTGATTTATCTTAGTCTTATCGTTAAAGGCCTCGTTTATTAGTGTTTTTAATGATTTCATATCTTCACCCTTTTTCCTTTTTTAATTTCTGATTGAGCTTCTTTTTTGTCCATGCCATAATCATTGACTAACCATTTTAGAAGATTTTTGTCAGTTCCAGAAATGGTAATGCTGCCACTATCTTCTGAATCTACATATACACCAGCATCGGCCCAATCATCTACATGCATAAAGTCTCGACCCATATCCCAATTGACTTCAATTTGGTGGCCAGCAGCTTCTCTTAATTCTTTTATTTTTATCATCCGTATTTCCTTTTTAATTCTTTTCCAAATGCTGGTGTCCAATCTGGATGCTTCGGCAATGCTTTTCTTTTTAAAACTAATTTGATTAAATCATCAACAGTAGTATTTGCTTTAGTACGTGCAACTGTCGTAGAGTTAAATACTAATGCATCGTCATCAAAATAAATATCTTCACTATCTTCATAACCAAATTTAGCTGCGTGCAATCCAAATCTACGATCTTTTAGCATGTAATCTATTACCTCTCCTTTATCGCTATCCCAGACTGTATCTCTGCCACTAACCCTTTCGTTTATTGAGGTAAATTCTTTTACCAGTTTGTCTATTAATTTCATCGTGATTCGGACTCCCACCCTTTGATTATGTCTTTGCTAAAGTTGTTATAACTGAATTCCATTCGGTCTACAATTTTAACTGCACCGTTTGTTAAATGGTCAATAGCAACATATCCTTCGGCGCCTGTTACCCTAAACCCGTCTTTAGTCTTTATAAATGTATTTATACTATCCATGCTATCCAAGTGTGTTAATAGCTTTTTCTTGGCCATTACTAACTCATTTTGCATATCAAGCATACTTATAAGGCCATCTTTATTGTCATCTGAGAAGAATTCTAATGCTGCAAGCTTCGCTTCTTCCTTTCTATCCTTACCAGCATCGCTTTTAAGTCTCTCTTTTTCTGTATTATAGCGGTTAGTAATCCAGTCAATAAGTTCTCGTACATAGGCTGATGAGTCTGTGACTTCATCTTGTGCTCTAACCTTCGTATTTCTAAAGGTATTGAAAAATAAATTAATATCCGTATTTGTAGCCACGTCATTAAGCGTCGTAGAGGCGATCTTCTGAAAGAGCTTTCCTGCGTTTGATATGTGTTTCGTAATTTCATCTGTTTCCTTTTTTGTTAATGTGGCTAAACCAGATATGTCTGGTAGGTTAGCAGACTTCTGCCATACCGTTCTGACATTTTTGAATGCACCAATGGTTACACCAAAGGATGCACTCATATTTTCAAAGGTTGCGCCTGAGTAATAAGTATGCCACACTACTCCAATCTTCGCTCTCATAATCTCTTGCGCTGCTGATAATGGTACTGCATATACTATAGTATTAGGGTGGAAAGTTACATACTTCACACCATCAATTGTTTGTTTTTTGAGGTCTTTTTTAGTGAACATAATGTCACCTTGGTAGACTCCTTTTTTTATACCAAGTTTACTTAATTCTTGAAATGCTACTGTAAGCTTTGCTGCTAAATCACCTCTTGTATCGGCTTTAACTTCTTTAACGCTCTTATATACTTTTGGGTTCTTATTAAATATACCTTTTTTAGCTACAAAGAATTTACCATCAGATGGGTCAATACCAGCAAATACGGCAGGTGCTCCATCCCATTTGACTGTAACTTGTTTGGTGTCATTCGTATGACCAGCTAACATATCTCTTAAATCTCTTAAAGCAAAAATAGCTCCGCGTGCACCTTGTACACCACCATCTATAACCATATCTTCGATATGGGTCATGTGCGTATTTTTTGCTTCTGCTATGTGTGTCTTTAGATTCATACTAATGGGAAATCTCCTCCGCCAGAAACTTTAATCTTATCAACTTCAAAATTAAAAAATTCAAGTAAACCTGCCATCATTTTTTCACCCATTTTTTTCATAGCATTAAATGCTTGACTAACCCTAATCATAATACGATCTATTATTTTTCCAGCTTGATTCTTTATTGCATTGCTTACATTCCTAGCTTGTTTTTTTAATCTGTCAAATAATGCAAACTCATCTAGTTGTTCCATCTCTTCAGTTAAGAATTCTGCACATTCTGACTTAACTATATCAGCAAATGATTCATTTTTTGCTCTTGTAACTAAAGCTGGTCTACCCCCACCTTTAAATGCTACATAAAAACTATTCTTTTTTGCTAATGTCATTCCAGCACCTTGTATAGAGTCTAATATTAAGTCAGCCTCTATATAACCTTTTGGATGAAATGTTACTACATGAGTTGCTGTTGCATCAGCACCTATTCCAAATTTTGTTTCTCCTGTTGCGGCTTCCCAACAAAAATGACTTTTGAAATCATCACTTGTAAATATTTTATTCATTTGTGCAGTCAAATCTTTAGCTATTTTATCAAGGCCTTTAAACTCTGTAAGTTTATCTTCATCAGCTTGGCTTAATTTTTTACCTGAATCTCTCATCTTTTTAAGAGCTGTAATACTTGTTTTAGATGTCATCTTACCCATATCTGTTTCTATTTTAGACATAAGTTTAATTAGACCTCTTGGATTTTTTCCTGAATATGTAGCCATTGCAGCATTAAAGGTACTTAAAGTTTCTGCAGCTTGACCACTCATTAATTGAGAACCACCAGACTTTTTAAGAGATATATGAACTTTATCATTTATCATATCAGTTTTTGGTGTTCTATCATTTGCACCTGTTTTTTTCCATTCAGCACTTGTAGGGGCAGTTGAAGCTCCTAATTGTTTTAATCCTTTTAATTTATAACGGGTTTTAAATTCTTCACCAAGTTTCATTGCAAATGGTCCATAGTCATCCCAGAATTTTTCAATATTATTCCATTCATCGCTACCTAATTTCCATGAGTTTCCTAGTACTGCTCTGTTTACACCTACAGATATAAGTGCTTCCCATTCAGCACCAGTAGGTTCTTTACTTGCTCCTTGTCCACCAAATTCAGCAGTCTTTTCTAAACTTGCCCAAGTAAGTATATTACCATCTACATCTTTTGGTTTATTTGGCATATCAGTAGTTGGATTACTATTTACTGTAATTCCAGCTATCATATCTTTATGCAATACAACTGTATCATCAGTATTAATTAATTTAAATCCATCACCCTTTTTAACTTTTTTAATAAAAGCATCTAATCTTACTGGATTTCTTGCTAATACAGATCTAGATAAATTATTAACTTCTGTTATATATTCTACCGCTTCATTCTTTTTCTGATTGTATATAGACCAAGCAAGAGCGAATGCTTTATCGGGATCCATGCCATCTGCTTTAAATTTTTTTACTGTGTTTGACATTCCTGGAGGAGCTTCTTCGTATCTTGTCTTACGATTAAGTATTTTGTCAAACTCTTTATGATCTAAATTAAAATAGTCAGCTGCAATACTTTTTATTTTGTTATTAGATAACTTTCTACTTTTAATATCTTTATTCTTTTTTAATTCACGATACATTGCTAAAGCACCTTTATACTTATCTTGGTGAGCATATCTTTTTATAGCGTGTCTTACCTTTGGAGGAAGCAAGGAAATAAATTTGAGACCTGAGGCCTCGTCTACGTGATCTTTGAAGGAGTGCATTAAAAACCCTAAGTTAGTTATAAATATAGAACTATTTATAAGTTATAAATTCTTGATGATTTTATTAATGTTTTTTATTTTGCTATATTTTTTTAGCTTTTGAAGCTTAGGAATTATACCTTCTTGTATATTTTCCATCTTGACATAGCCATAATGTTCTAAAATTAATATCACAGCTATAACATCTGCTATTTCTTTTTCTAGCTCGGCTATATTGTCTTCATCATATGTGCCAAATCTAATTAATTTAGAGTTTGCTTGTATTACTTCTGCGCACTCTTCTGACAAAATTGTCAGCGTTTCTTTCATATTCATTACTTTTTACCTAGCACATAGTCCTGTTTTTCCATAGCATCATCTAATATACTTTTTAATATATCACCTAATGCTAAATTAAATGCAGGCATTCCATGAGGATTATTCGTTGGATATTCTACTATTTCATAATCAAAATTTATAGATTCAGTAGTTTCATTTAATTTTACATCTAAGTATCTATAGATAACTCCATGGTATTCACCACCTTCTAATCGTACATACCAATGTTGGTCATCTAAATTATTTTTGTCTACAAATGACCATCTTTTAAATGGGATTTTTTTCTCTGTCATTCTTCTTCCACATCTATTAAATACATAACCTCGGCTTCTCTAAATATAGCTTCAGCATTCTTATTTGATTTATCCCATTTAGTATTATATACTGTAGGCCTCATTGCAACAACCTTTTTAATACCAACTTGGATTATACCTTTTGCACATTCATTACATATAGGTAATCCATATACATATAGCGTAGAATCTTTTAAAGATACTCCATTAAGAGATGCATTATATATTGCATTCATTTCTGCATGGACAACTAATTCATATTTTCTCTCACGGTTATTAAGTCTCTCATCAGAATCTTTTATTCCTCTTGGAAAACCATTAAATCCTTGTGATAATATTTGACCATCACAACCTACAACTATAGCACCAACTTTAGTGCTTGGGTCTTTAGACCATGTAGATATTTCTTTAGCTAAGTGTATATATTTTTCTCCCCAAGCTTTACCTTGCATTAAAGTACTCATACATTAAACTCCTCATATTTATTTTCTTTAGGTGGTTCGTCCCTTACATTGAGAGTTTGGGCAGTATCTTCTACATCATATAATCTCATTTTAGCCCTGTCAACTCCAATAACAAACTTTTTATTTTTACCCGTTGGGTCATTATATCTATTCTTAAGTTGTTTAATCATTAATTGATTTAAATCTTCTAACTCATCAGTAGATATAATAGCAAACATTAAATCAGCTGTGGCTGGTAAACCAAATGATTCTGATGTATCTGTCAATCCAACATCTGAACTACCAAAGCCTGAACGAGTAGTTTGTGTGGCAGTGACAATAGGTAAATTAAACTCTACTGCCATGCCACGCAATTCTTCAGCAATTGCTTTCACATAAGTATATGAATTAATAGCACCACCCATTGCTTTCATTCTTGAAGAGGCACATATATTTAAATAGTCAATACAAATTAGATTAGGTATGAAGTCACGTTTAAGTTTTAATTCCTTAAGTAATGCTCTAAAATGAATAGTACTTGCTGCTCCTGTAGGATATTCTTTTACAATTAATTTGCCTACACCTTTATCGGTGAGCTTATGCATCTTCTTATCAAACATATCTTTTGACAAATTTTCTAACTGGTCAAGAGGTACGTTCATAAGGTTAGCATCTATTCTTTCTGCGATGCGTTCTTCTGCCATCTCCATAGTAATATATAATACATTCTTCATTTGAGTCAAAGCACCTGCTGCTACATGACACATAAATAATGACTTACCAACGCCAGTACCTGCAAGAGCTACATTAAGAGACTTATTAACTAAGCCACCTTTGGTAATTTTATTAAACATTTTTAAATCAAATGGGAGGTGTTCTTCTGCTCTATGATAAAATTCATAACGAGCATCAGAATCATCTACATAATCATGCCCAACTCTTAAATCAAAACTAACTGAAAGAGCTTCACTTAATACTTCAGGTAATGAATTTTTATCTAACGTATCATGTCTACCTTCAATAATATTAATAGAGTCCATAATTGCCAAATAGATTGCTCTATCTTGACACCATTTCTCAGTTTTTTCTGTTAACCATTCAACAGTTTGTTCACCTTCTTTAATACTTATTTTAGGAATAAGAGCTAATGAATCAGAACCAATCTTAGGATTATTCCTCATTTCAATTGATAATGCATCAGCACTTGGTAGTGCATTAAATTTAGTTACAAAATTAATAATCTCATTAAAGACTGCCCTATATGGTTCTTCAAAATATCGTAATTTTAAATGAGGGATTACACTTCTAGTATAATCCTCATTGAGCATTAAGTTACGTAAGATTAATGTTTCAATCTGCACTCTTAATCATCTCCGCATGACCTATTTCATATTTACGTTTAAGATATTCTTTAAAATCTGTATTAGCAAAGATAGGTTTCCAAAATGATTCTTTAAGTGTATCAGCTTGACGAACTTTTTTATCTTCTATCTCACCAGTTTTTTTATCAACTTTAGAATACCAACCTACACTAGGTTTAACTACATATCCACCTTCCATTGCTGAATCTAATAATCCAGAGTATTGTTCAATACCACCTTCCCATGTAACACTAATAGGAATTTTAGATTTCTCTTTAACAAATCTAGATTTCTCTACGTTAATAATAAAATGATAACCCATAATTTCTGTACCCTTTTTCTCTTGTTGTCTACCGAGAATCCAGATATTATCACTTGAATAATAGATACCCGTACCTCCAGATACAATAGCTCTAGGGAATAAACCAATCTCTTGGTATGTATGGTTAACAGCAAGTAATGGTATATCCCTCATTGTCAAATAAGGTGTAGTCATTCTAAATAAACCTTTAAGAGCTTTTGCTCTTGACATATCTGCTACAGATTTCTCTGCAAATGTATCATCTAATTCTTTTTTAGAAGCAAGGTTACCAATAGAGTCAATCATAATAATGACTTTGTCTTTGCGTTCGATATTCTCTAATTGATTAATCAAATCAAACTTCAGTTCCTCGACATTTTTAATTGGGCTGTGGAGTACTCTTGAAGTGTCGATACCGAACGACTTAAAGTATTGTTGGGGTGAACCAAATTCTGAATCATAGAATAATAAAATAGCATCATCATATTTTTCTAAGTATGCTGCTGCTATTAATAATCCAAATGATGTTTTAAAATTCTTTGATGGTCCTGCTAATACAGTTAGTCCTGATGTTAATCCACCATCAGGGTCGCCTGATAAAGCAACATTAATCATTGGAACCTTTGTTGGTACCATCTCTTGGTTAGAAAAAATCTTGGATTTATCGAGAGTTGCTGTCTCTTTAATCCTAGAATTCTTCTGTAATTTATCCATTATTCCCATATTTTCTCCTTTTACATGAATTTATCTAAAGTGCTTGGTGTGGTTTGAATTGAATGGGATTTATTACATTGTATAACAAAATCATCATATATCATTTCTGACCTACCATATAAAAATCTTTTAATATTATATGCCATATCCATTGCAGTAGTCACTGGAACATTTTGACATAAGTGATTAAGATTTCTTTTTGGGTCTATCATATTAAAATCTTCTGGTAATTTCATAATTTCCATACATTCTCTATATGTCAAATATCTATCCTCATCTGGATGAGTCAAATTCATTGGCATATGACCTACGAATGCGCCTATATAATCAGCTGGTATTTCACTTGTACGTCTCATTATATTAGTACCTTTAACTGATAATTTCTTATGCATAGCTCTAGCTTTTTTTGCTTGTTTGGTTTCACCAAAAGTTTCTAGCCAATCTGCATAGTCATTATAATTACTATGTTTTTCAATATAGCCTTGAACATTAATACTTTTTTCTAATGTCTTTTGAAAATCATTATGACTCATACCATTATGTATTACTTCCAACACATACTTATAATATAAGTCATCCTTACTTGGAGTTTTGGTATTAGCCAGTGCAGACATCGGGTCTGTCGGGTCCCTTTTAACCCTACGAATTGTATCTTCTATCTTTTCATTAGGCCTATCATACCAATCAAACATAGGTACACTATCACCTTTCCAGAAAAAATAAAATGACCTGTCTCTAACTTGACTTAATCCATGTAATAAGCTTTTTGTTTTATATAAAGAAAGTGTATATCCATTCTCTTTTGCTAAAGCTCTTAATTTTTTTACAACTGGCTCACCTAATTTAGTGGCTAATCGCGGTGCATTTTCTCCCCATAATACTTTTGGACCTATTTCTTCTAAGACATACTTAGCAGTCTTGGTCATATAATCATTTACTTCTGCATCACCAGATGGTTTAACATTTAATGAAGAAAGACCAGCACATGGACATATAGTATTAACAACATCAACATATCTTCCATTCATCTCGCCTTCGGGACCTTCACCTTGTTGTCGACCATGCCAGATAAATCCATTCTTACGTTTATTTTCTAATATATAATAAGGAACATAATTGGCACCATCTTCAGGGTCACTACATTGCTTTCTATAATGTTCTACTATATGAGCATCATTAGCTTCAAATTCGTTATATGACATCATATAAGCTGGTCTTTTCTCAAAGACCTTTTCCATTGCTATTGTTTCACCTCCAATAAGAGGTACTATACTTGCCCACTTCATAAGTTTTTTATATAATTCTTTACATTAACTAATGGACGCCAACCCAATTCTTTCATTGCAGTAATATCTGCAGTATTGTCTAGTGCTTCGCATTCATCGCCTGGTGTTCCTTTAACATCATACCCACCCATTTGAGCTAATTCTGATACTACATAACCAGTACCAGTACCAATATCATATGCTGGTAAAAGTTTAGGAGAAGGTTCAAGTTTATATGATGACATATCTGTTTTACTTAAATACATTAAAAGAATAATTGCATCACATACATCATCAATATGTACAAAATCACGAACATGATTTGTTACCCATTTAAGACTACCATCTTTAAGATTATCCATAAACATACCTCTATTAGCACCAGCTCCACCATAAACTGTAGTAAATCTTAATGCAATTTGTCCTGGGAATGCTGTCTCCTCATTTACTTTTTTACTTATTCCATAAGGTGATTTATGCCATTCATGAATACAAGAAGAAGATGCATATATTAATGGTACTTTATATTCATTACATTGTCTTTGTATATTAGTAGTATTAGTCACATTGTTTTCCCAATATTTATTAGGGTCTTTTATACTTGCTCGAACATCAGCCCAAGCTGCCATGTGTACTACATAATCAGCATTATCTAATTTAAAATTTTCAATTGCTTTCTCAATCTTATGGTCCCATTCAATAATGGTATGCCCATCTTGTTTTAATCTATTTTTTAAATGTCCACCTATAAAACCACGTGACCCTGTAATTACTACTCTCATACGAAATATTCCTCTAATGTTACTTCTTCTGTTAATTCTTCATTACCCCATGCATCCCAGCCTTTTCTTATATTCCTAGCAAATAATTCTATCCTAGGACCATGTGATTGATTTTCAATTTTAGTATAAAATTCTATTGGTTTCTTACTATGTTCAGCTTTATTAGCTTTAACTAAAGTACTTTCATTTTTTACTAAAGGTTTTAAGTTACCCTTTTTGCCAAATAAACAAAGTTCATGTTGACCTCTAAAATAATATCCAAGACCTATAGTATTTTTTGCCCATACTAGATTAGTTATATATTTAAATCCCCAATGTTCCATAATGTCAAGACCATCTTTTAAAAAATTATTAGTGACCCACATATATAACCAACACTCATCATCTGCTATATTTTGAACTGGAAGATTTTTTATGTCTTCAGTTTTCATTAAATCATAATGCCTATCAGCACCTCTTTTTATTTTGCCTCCTCCTTGTTCATTCCACGGAGGGTCAGCATATATAGTTTTATATTTTTTATTTGGAAATGGTATCAAAAGAATGCCTCCAATCCAACATCTTCTGTTTTGTTAAAGTTTAATGTTTTATTTATAATGTCATTATATACAATGTCTGCATTACAATGGTCTTTCCAAAATTCAAACATTTGCTCTCTCCATTCAGCTCGCATATTATTCTCATGTCTTAATAGGAGCATTAATTCTGTCATTTCAGCTGCGTTAGTATGGTCAATACCTATTGTTCCATTATTTGCGCATTGACTAATTGGACAATCAAGCTTACGATGTATTACATTATCACATAAATGTTTATGGAATATTGGTATAACGCCTGCAGCAAATGAATCTGTATGACAATATTCAAGATTGTTCCCATAAAGATTTTTCTTAAAGTACATAAGATCTGAACCAAATCCACCAAGACTCATACGTTCCATCATTTCAGAATGTGTATATGATGAATAAAGATATGCACCCATATCTTCTTCTTCTGAACCATACACAGGATGTCTAGTTTCATTTATATCTAAACCCTTTTCAGGCCTGAAGAAATTGATAACATCTCTACGATCTTTTAATTCTTTTGAATTCTTATATAATACCAATGGATATTGTATTGAAGCTTCTAAACCTTCAAGCACTGTAATAAATCCTGCTTTACGAAAGTGATCATTATGTATA